ATTTGCGCGCGCGCGGGTTTTGACGCGGGGTGGTCGCTTGCCCCACGAACGCCTAGTTTTGCCGCATGGGACGACGTGGACCGCCGCCAAAACCGACCGTGCTGAAACTCGTCGCCGGAAACCCCGGAGGACGCCCGTTGAACACGCGAGAACCCGTGCCGCCCCCCGGCGATGCGGAGCCGCCAGCGCACCTGGACGAATCAGCGCGACTGGTCTGGGCGCAGGTCGTCCCGCGGCTGGTCAAGATCGGTCTGGCTCGATCGGTCGACGGTGAGGCTCTCGCCCGGTACTGCCAGCTCGTGGTGATGTGGCGGGAATGCACAGCGTTCGTTGCGAAGAACGGACGGTCCTACCCCGTGCGTGCCGACAGCGGCGACCCCAAGAAGCCCGGTCGCATCATCCGGTTTGACGCCTTCGTGGAGACGATGATGATCATGCGTCTGGCCCGAGAGATACTCGCCATTGAGCGCGAGTTCGGCCAGACCCCAGCAGCCCGTTCCCGCATCCAGACCGCGGCGGAGAGTTCCAGCAAGGGTGATGTCAATGAGCTCAAAGCCAAGTTCTTCTCGTCGCGGCCGGAAGCGCCGCGGATCTCCTGAGTTCGGGCGGCCGGCGGCCAAGGGCGCTGTCTTCGATGCAGCAATCGCCGATCGGGCCTGCAACTTCTTCGAGCTCTTCCTGACCCACACGAAGGGTGAGTGGGCGGGGCATCCGTTCGTCCCGCACGGGTGGCAGCGGGACCGGATCATCCGTCCGCTCTTCGGCTGGCGCCGCGAGGCAGACGGCTTCCGCTGGTATCGCCGGTGCGACCTGTGGCTTCCTCGAAAAAACGGCAAGAGCACGCTCGCCGCCGGCGTCGCGCTGTACCTGCTCTTCGCCGACGAGGAGCCCGGCGCCGAGGTGTACCTGGTCGCCAACGACCGTGAGCAGGCCTCGATCGTGTTCAAGGAAGCGGCCCGCATGACGAAGGCTTCGCCCGAGCTCAACGAGATGAGTCAGGTCTTCGACTCGGCGCGAACTCGCTCCATCGTGTACGCCGAAACGCTCTCGTCCCTCCAGGCGGTGAGCTCGCTTCCGACGAACAAGGACGGCTTGAATCCGAGCGGCGTGGTCTTCGACGAGATACACGAGCTCCGCGACTTCGCCCTGTGGGAGAAGATGACCACCGGCAGCGCCACCCGCCGCCAACCTCTCACGTTCGTGATTTCGACCGCGGGGTATGACCGCAACACGGTCGGCTACCGCGAGTACGCTGCGGACAAGCGAATCCTCGAGGGCAAGAGCCGGATCACCGACCGCCTCGTCGTCGTGTATGAAGCGGGGCCGAAGGAGAGCTGGAAACGCGAGAGCACCTGGAAGAAGGCCAATCCGGGGTACGGCGTCACCATCAAGCCGCGGGAGTTCCGCTCCCTGTTCGCCGAGGCCCAGGAGGACGCGGCGAAAGAGGCGACCTTCAAGCGGTATTACCTGAACATCTGGACCGGCGCAAAGACCGGGTGGATCGACATCGAAAAATGGGACGCCTGCGGTGATCCAGTGGACCTGTTCCGAGTGGTCGGCCTGCCCTGCTGGGTGGGCCTCGATCTCTCCAAGCGCTCAGACATCACCGCGGCTGTGGCACTCTTCCGCGAGGACAAGGACAACGTGCGGCGCTACCACGTTCTGCCGCATTTCTTTGTGCCGGATGAAGAGATCGAGTTGAAAGAATCTCGGGACGGCGTGCCGTATCGGGAGTGGGCCAGGGCGGGCCACGTCACCCTGACGCCGGGCAACGTGATCGAGTACGCCGCCGTGCGAGACCTGGTCATGGAGAAATGGGCGCGGAAGTTTCAGATACGCGAGATCGCGTACGACCCGTACAACGCGACCCACCTGGCGGACGACCTGCGCGCCGCCGGCATGAACATGGTCGAGTTCATCCAGACGATCAAGCACGTCGCGCCGCCGACGATGGAGCTCAAGAACCTGATCCTGCAAGGCCTGGTCCGGCACGGCGGCAACCCGGTCCTGCGATGGATGGTTGAGAACGTCGCGGTTCTCGTCGATGTCAACGGGAACGAGCGGCTGACCAAGAAGGCCTCCACCGCCCGCATTGACGGGGTGGCCGCGTTGGTGAATGCCCTGGGCCGGGCTAGTGTCGGTGACGCTGCCCCGTCCGTGTACGAGCAGCGCGGAGTCCTGAATCTATGAAGGCGATCACCACCCCCGCGTTCGGCGCATCTCTCATCACCGGCCCCGGTCTCGACACCGACGCTGAACCCTACATGGTTAACCCCGAACGGTCACGCGGATTCCAAGAGTCGCGGAACATCGAGGACCCCACCAAGCCGATCACCGCAGCCCAACTCGCGGACCTGCTCAGCGGCGGCGCGACAGGATCGGGAAAAGCCGTGACGCCCCGGTCGAGCATGAAGGTTGCGGCGGTGTGGGCCTGCGTTCGGGTCATTGCCAACGCCATCGCCCGGATGCCCCTGGTCACATACGAGCGGACCAGCGCCGGGCGAGAGCGGGCCACGGGGCACCCGCTCTACCGGCTGCTGAAGGTCAGGCCCAACGCGGATATGTCGTCATTCACGTTCAGGTCCACCCTCGTGGCGAACACGCTGCTGTGGGGCAACGGGTATGCGGAGATCGTCCGCCGCGGCGACGGCCGTCCCCAGGCGATCATCCCGATCGAATCCGAGCGGGTGACGCCGATCCGCGAGAAAGGAGAGGTGCGGTACCGCGTCACCACGGACGGCGCGCCGGTCACGCTGCTGAGGCGCGACGTGCTGCACATTCCCGGATTGTCGTACGACGGCATGTGTGGGTTGTCCGTGATCGCCCATGCCAGGCAGACGATCGGCGCCGCCCTGGCCGCGGATGAGTTCGCCGGCACGCTCCTGAAGAACGGCCTGCGTCCCAGCGGAGTGCTGCAGCATCCCGGCAAGCTCGGGGACCAGGCGGTGAAGAACCTCCGCGAATCCTTCGCCGCGGTCTATGGCGGCACGGCCAACACGGGCAAGCCGCTCATTCTCGAGGAGGGCATGACCTGGTCCGCGTCCGGCATGCCACTCGAAGATGCTCAGTGGGTCGAGTGCTCGTACTTCCGCATCGAGGACATCTGCCGGTGGTTCGGAGTGCAGCCCCACAAGGTCCAGCACCTGCTCCGCGCCACGAACAACAACATCGAATCGCAGAGCCTGGACTTCCTTGGTGACACGCTCGCCCCGTGGGTCGAATCGGTCGAACAGGAGTTCAACTGGAAGCTCTTTGGCGAGGATGAGCAGGACCGCTTCTACGCTGAGCACCTCACCCAGGCCATCGTGCAGATGGACGCCAACGCACGCGGCCAGCTGTACGAGCGGCTCTTCCGCGTCGGCGCGATCTCGCCCGATGAAATCCGCGAGCGTGAGAACCTCAACGACCTGCCCGAGGGGCGCGGGCGGACGTACTGGACCCAGTCCAGCAACATGCCGCTCCCGACCGAGGCACAACGGGACGAGCTCATCCAGTCCTGGATCAAGAAGGGTTCCGGCTCGGCACCAGGCGGCGCGGGCGGTCCAACTGACGGGTCGGGTCAGCCCGACCCCAAGACCGATGACAAGGTCGCCAAGGACGGCTGACCCGTCTAGGCTCGCACAGTGGACGGCGAAAGGTGTGCGACATGCCCGCTCGAATCGAACGGCGGTTCTCCGCCGGCCTGACCCTCCGCGAACTTGACAAGCCCCAGGACGGAAGGATCGCGACGCTCAGCGGCTACGCGGCGGTCTTCAACTCGCTCTCGGAAGATCTCGGCGGGTTCCGCGAGTTCATCCGGCAGGGGGCATTCTCGCAGTCGCTCAGCCGCGGCGATGACATCCGCGCGCTGGTCGGTCACGACACCACCATGATCATCGGGCGCCGGTCGGCCAAGACGCTCGAAGTGAAGGAGGACGAGAAGGGCCTGGCGGTCGAGGTCTCCGTTCCCGACACCACCGCCGGGCGTGACCTGGTCGTGAGCGTCAAGCGCGGCGACCTCACAGGGATGAGCTTCGGGTTCGCCACGGTGAAGGACGAGTGGACGCGGCAGACCAAGGACGGTGACACGGTCTACCGCCGCGAGCTGATCGTTGTGGATCTCTTCGAGGTTTCGGTCGTCGCGTTCCCCGCCTACACCGACACGAGCGTCGAGGCCCGCGGCGATGTGCGGAGCCTGAAGGACATCCTGCAGGAGGGGGTCCGGCGAGCGGGCACGGACGCCGCTCCCGGATCTCACGCCAGGCGGGACCGCCTGATCGCCGGTTACAAGGCGCGGTCCGCGCTGTGGACCTGAACACCGGATACGTCTAGTCTGGCGCTGGTCAGTGGAACCCACGCCACGCGGAGGCACCAATGTCACGAATGAGCTTCACGGTTGATGTCAGCGATCTCCTCTCGAAGTACGACGGCGAGCGCCAGAAGGCGCGCGACGCCGCGGACCAGCTGGTGGCCAAGGTCACCACCGAGGACCGTGCGTTCACCAAGGACGAAGAGGTGGAGCTCAAGGCGCACCAGGACAAGATCGTCGATCTCACCAAGCGGAGCGAACTGCTCAAGAAGCAGATGGAGGTCCGTGCTTCGCTCGATGAGCCTGGGAAGTCCAGGACCCAGCGCGACGTCAAGCCCACCGAGCGTGCTGACGATGACGACGCCGAGAGCAAGGACCGCGAGAAGCGGTACTGCAGGGCCTTCGGCTCGTTCCTCCGCCGCGGCATCGGCGCCATGAGCGATGAGGAACGCTCGTTGCTGCAGAGCCGGTTCAACTCGCTCCCCGAGGACAACCCGGAAGTCCGCGATCTGTCGGCCATTACCGGGTCCGCCGGCGGATTCACCGTGCCCACCGGCTTCCTCGCCCAGATCGACCAGGCGATGAAGGACTACAGCGGCGTGCTGCAGTCCCGCGCCCAGGTCATCACCACCGACGCCGGCAATGACCTCCCGTGGCCGACGGTCAATGACACGGCGAACGAGGGTGAGCAGGTCGACGAGAACACCGCCGTCGGCGGGCAGGATGTCGCCTTCGGGCAGATCACCGCCAAGGCGTACCTGTTCTCGTCGAAGTTGGTGCTGGTGCCGCTCACGCTGATGCAGGACACGGGCATCGACCTGGAGGGGTTGCTCGCGTCGCTGCTGGCCGAGCGCCTGGGCCGCATCGCCAACCGCCGCCTCACCAGCGGCACCGGTGCCAACCAGCCCCAGGGCGTCGTAACGGGCTCGACGTTGGGCGTCACCGCCGCCGGCGCCTCGGCGATCACGTACGACGAGACGATCGACCTGCAGCACTCGATCGACCCCGCGTACCGCGCCGATGCGGAGTACATGTTCCACGATGATGCGCTCAAGCTGTTCCGCAAGTTGAAGGACTCCGACGGCCGGCCGATCTGGATGCCCGCGGCGAACGCGGCGATGGCGAACGGCGCGCCGGGTTTGCTGAACAACAGCCCCTACAGGATCAATATGCACATGGACAGCCCGGCCACCGGCAAGAAGTCGGTGCTGTACGGCGACTTCAGCAAGTACAAGGTCCGCCGCGTGAAGTCGATCACGCTGGTCCGCCTGGCCGAGCGGTACGCGGAGAAGATGCAGATCGGCTTCTTCGCGTTCATGCGGCTGGACGGCAGGCTGAGCAACGCCGGAACGAACCCGATCAAGCACCTCGTTCACCCGTAACCGGGTGGCTAACACGGCATACCACTTTTTCATTGCGGCTCTGGTCCGCTGCAGCGGGTCAGAGCCTTTCAGAGACTTTAGGAGCAGCCATGCGAATCAAGTTCCTCACATCCATCGCCGGCGTCAACTACAGCCACAAGCCCGGTGACGAGGTGGATTGGCGCGACAATGCCGAGGCGGAGCGATTCGTGAAGGCCGGGTACGCCACGAAGATCGGGACTGCCTCTGTGCTGGAGGGCGGCAAGGCTGAGAAGCCCGCGAAGCCCGACGTGCAGGACAAGCCCGCGGTCGAGAGGACCGACGGCAAGGGCGGCGGTGGGGGTGAGAAGGCGACGCTGAAGCGGTAAGTGGACAGGCGGGCTAAGCCCCGCAAGGAGACGATCATGGCAGCGGTAGGACTCGAGGAAAACTCGCTCACGCTTCAGGCGGCGGGCGCTTCATCGGCGGGCACGGCGGTCAACGGCGCGACGCTGGACATGGCGGGGTTTGATGGGGTGATCCTGTTCTGCACGCTCGCCACCGCCAACGCGGGGAACTTCCTCAAGGCCCAGCAGGGCGAGGCGAGCGACGGGTCGGACATGGCGGACCTGGCGGGAAGCAAGGTCGTGGCTGACGCCAACGGCTCGATCGTCGCCCTCGACATCAACCGGCCCAAGGAGCGGTACATCCGCGGCGTCGCCATCCGCGCCGGCGCCAACACCGCCACCGGCGACATGTACGCCCTGCGGTACAAGGCCAGCAACCAGCCCACGAGCAACACCATCGCCAACGTGCTCAAGAGCCTCAAGCTCGTGAGCCCGGCGGAAGGCACGCCGTAACAGAATCACTGGCGGGGTAGAGCAGCCTGGAAGCTCGTCGGGCTCATTAACCCGAAGGCCGCTGGTTCAAATCCAGCCCCCGCTATTTCACGGTCGCCAGTGTTGGCGGCCGGCCGGCCCGTACCTCTCCTTCCGGCGGGTCCACGCGTCGGCATCGAAGGGCGGGCCGGTTCCTCTGATGGCGAGCGGATAGGCGAGCATGGGCTACGAGATCGTCACAGAACCCGCGGAAGAGCCCGTCTCCCTCCAGGAGGCCAAGGACCACCTGCGGGTCGAGGTGACCACCGACGACGCTCTGATCGGCCGGCTGATCACCGACGCCCGCGAGTGGGTGGAGCGGTTCACCCGCCGCGCCCTGGTCACGCAGACGCGGCGGCTCTGGGCGTACCAGTTCCCCGACTGCTACTTCGACCAGGACGGCATCGGGCGCGATTCCGCGTGCCGCGACTGCACGGCGGTCCTGCTGCCTGGCGGCAAGGTGCAGAGCGTGTCGAACGTGAAGTACGTGGACGCCGCAGGGACGCTCCAGACGCTGGCCGGGAGCGAGTACAGCCTCGATGCCAAAGACCCGCAGAAGCACGCCCGGCTTGTACCCGCCTACGGCAAGTCCTGGCCGGGAACGCGGAGCGAGCCCAACGCGGTGCAGGTCGAATACATCGCCGGGTACGGCGCCGCCGCGGCGGTGCCGGCGATCGTGAAGCAGGCGGTCCTGCTCCACGCCGGATGGCACTACGAGAACCGCGAGGCCTCCGACCGCGAGAAGTTCCTCGGGTGCCTGGAGATGAAGCTCGCCGACGTCCGCCTGTTCGCCTTCGGCTGACCACCTCACGCCCACACACCAGGAGCACCCATGCCCACCGACCGTTACGACAAACACGCCTCGAGCCTCATGGCCCCCGCCGATGACGGGTTCGCCATTACCCCCAACGACGGTGCCGACCTGACGCGGACGCCGCGGTCGATCTATGTGGGCGGAGCCGGCAACATCGCCCTGATCACGTCGAAGGGAACGACCGTCACGTTCACCGGCCTGGCGGCAGGATCGGTGCTGCCGATCCGCGCCAACCGCGTTCTGGCGACGGGGACCACCGCGACCAATCTCATCGGGCTCGACTAACGGAGGCGGCGATGAAAGCGGGCCAACTCGACCGGCGCATCCTGATCCAGCGGCCCGTTCACGTTCGCAACGAGCACGGCGAACAGATCGAAGGCTGGGTGGACGTTGCCACGGTCTGGGCGAAGTTCGAGCGAATCACCGGGGGCGAGGAGTTCCGGGCCGAGCAGCGGACCAATCGGCAGCAGGTGCGTTTCACGATTCGGCACCGGCCCGGAGTGGAACCGACCATGACGCTCGTGTACGACGGCGAGCGGTACGAGATCGAGGATGTGGGCGAAGTTGGCGACGGGCGGCGGGACGGCCTGGTTCTGAACGGCTACGCCCGCGAAGTCAGGAGCGGAGGCTGACATGCCGAGTGTGGCACGCAACAAATTCGACGTACGTGTCGATCTCAGCGACATCCAGGGCAAGATGTTGACCCTGGGCAAGCGCCTGAGCACGGCCGTCGGCCGCCGCGGCCTGCTGGCCGGCGCTCGCGTGATCGGAGAGGAGGCGCGTGTGCGTGCCCCTCAGCCGCGGGCCAAATCACGCCGCGGCAAAGCCAAGGGGCCGGCGATCAATCGCGGCGAGAAGGGGTACTGGTCCAGGGGGCTGCTGCGGAAGGCCATCGCGTGGGAGTCTCGCGGCATCTTCCGCGACGGAAGCGGCGTGCCTGTCGAACATCGGGCTGTCGTTCTCATCCGCAAGCCTCGTGGGGCGGGCGGGCGAAACGTCCGCTCCTACGCGCACATGGTGGAATACGGCACCCAGCCTCACCACATGGGCAAGGGCGCCATCACGACCGTCTTCAAGCGGTCGAAAAAGAAGGTCAATGCCGTCGGCGCGATGCACCCAGGCGCAAAGCCCCAGCCGTTCCTTCGCCCGGCCCTCGACACCAAGGGCGCTGAGGCCATCCGCACCATCGAGCAGATCGTCCGTAAGGAACTCGTCGTTGAGTTGGGGAAGATGCGATCCAAGGCGGTGGCGCGACGGTGACGATCGAGACGGCCATCACGAGGCACCTCACCGAGAACGCCGGACTTGCCGGCGTCCTTGGCGGACGGGTGTATCCGAAGCGGATGCCGCAGAACCCGACCTACCCGACGATCGTGTATCACCGGATCTCGGGGGCACGCGAGCACTCGCATGATGGGAGCAGCGGTCTGGCTCATCCGCGGTTCCAGTTGGACTTGTGGGCCAAGACCCACATCGCCGCGAAAGACCTGGCGGAGAAGGTCCGCGCTGCCCTCGACGGTTACAAGGGCGTGATGGGCGGAGTCGGCGGCGTCGACGTCAACGGCGTTTTCCTCGAGGATGACGACGACGGGTATGACGATGACCTGCAGGTCTACTGGTGGCGGATGGATTTCACCCTCTGGCACAACGAGTAGCGGGCCGGGCACGGGTAGTATCCGCGGAAGTGGACTTTGAAGGAGACGGTTATGACGGCGACGCAGGCCAAAGGCGGCTTCGGGGCCAAGCTCTATCGGGACGATGGGACGGGCACGTTCGTGGCGGTCGCGGAAGTGCTCGACATCAACGGCCCTGAGTTGAGTCAGATCATCGAGGACGCGACCACCATGGACTCGCCCAACGGGTGGGGTGAGAAGATCGCCGTCGGCGTTCGCGAGGCCGGCGATGTCACGTTCCAGATGCACATGATCCAGGACGACACAACCCAGAACTCGCTCTACTCCGACCTGGGATCGAGCACCAAGCGGAACTTCCGGCTGGTCTTCCCGAGCGGCACCAAGCGCCTCGCGTTCTCGGGGTTCGTGCAGCGGATCGGCCACAGCTACCCGGTCAAGGGCAAGCTCGTGAACGACTGCACGGTGTCCATCACCGGGCAGGTCGTCAAGGAAGCCAACCCCTGATCGCCGACGCCGTGTACGCCGCCCTTCTCTCCGGTCGCCTCTTCCAACAGGAGCCTCGCATGGATGCGCCGCGCGCCATCATCACCATCGCCGACACCTCTCACACAGTCATCTTCGACTTCAACCGTCTCGTGGCAATCGAGGCCGCCACCGGCCGCACCGCCCTCCAGACGCTCTCCGAGTTCGCCGGCTATGCGCCCGACGTTCCGGATGGGCAGGAACCCACCGCGGAGCAAGCCCAGGCCGCGGCGGAGCGGTTCAGTGTGACCAGCGTGGGGCGGTTCGTCGCGGGGTGCCTGGGCATCCCAGTGGCGGAGGTTGGGCGGCGAGTGCCGATGGGTCAGATACGTGAGGTCTTTGCCGCACTGATTCCAGGTTTCGTCGAGGCGGTCAAGCAACTCAGCGGCGGCGGGACCACCGCGGAGTCCGCGGCGGACCCTTCGGCGGCCCCTCAGACCTCCGCCGCCTGAGAGCATGGGCCAGGGTCGAACTGGGCATCACCGCCGCGGAGCTCGGGGCGATGTCGCCGGCGGAGGTCCGTGACCTGCTCGACGCATGGGAAGCCCGCGAACGGCGGCGGGACTTCCGGGCCGGCCAAGTGTGCTGGCTCCTCGCGGAGATTAACAGGGACCGTGAGGCTCGGCCGGTGCCATTCTGCCCGGCTGACTTCTTCCCGAGTCTTGAACTGCTCCGGCCTGATCCGCCGACCGATGATCAACTAGAACGGAAAATGGAAGCACTCTCCCGCGGAGGCAGCACATGAGCCGCATCGGACGTCTTGAGATCGAACTCTTCGCCGGCACCGCTTCCTTCATGAAGTCCATCAAGGAAGCGGAACTGAGTGTCAAGGTATTCGGGACCAAGCTCCGCACCGGGCTCGGCGTCGAGATGAAGAGCCTACAGGGTGTGGTCACCGGCGCCGTCAAGGGCGTGCTGAACCTCAAGACGGCGTTGGCGGGCGCGGCCGCGGTCTACGGCGCCTTCAAGCTCGCCTCCACGCTCGACGCCGCTGCGGACACCGTGGACAAACTGGGCAAGGCCTCCAAGCGTCTGGGAGTCACGGTCGAGCAACTCTCCGCCCTGCGGTTCGCGGCGGGGGAATCGGGGATCGAGTTCGAGGCGCTGGCGACGATGGCGAGCAAGGCCGGGAAGGCCGTCGCCGAGTTGGTCGCCAACGGGAACGCAACCGCCCGCATCGGACGGCTCAACGTGGAGCTCGCCAACTCCGCTGGCCAGGTCCGCAACATCGCCGAGCTCATTCCCGACATCGCCCGCGGCATCGAGTCGGCGGGGAGCGAGGCCGAGCAACTCCGCCTAGCCCAGAAGTTCTTCGGCAAGGGCGGCGGCGATGACTTCGTGACGTTCCTGAAAGAAAGTGGCACTTTCGTGAAAGGTCTGGCGGACCAGACCGAGCGGGCACGGAAGTTGGGCGTTCTTTTCACCGATGACCAGGTCGAGAAGTTGACCGCCTATCGCGACGCAGTCGGGCGGGTCCAGGAAGCCTGGCTCGGGGTCAAGGTCAAACTGATGACCGAGATCGCCCCGGCGATCACCGCGTTCCTGGACGACATCGCCCTGCGATTGGCGGGCTTGCCCGGTCTCATCAAGGCCACTCTCGGTGCGTTCCGCACCGTGCTGGCCGGCAGCCCGGAACAGCGGCGGCTCGCGGCCGAGTCGATCGCCAACCTGAAGAACGCGGTGACCAATCTGCTCAAGGTGTCGGTGGTCGAGCTCGGGCGACTGGTCGGGATGTCCATCGTCGAGTCGATCCGGTACGGCCTGCGGGCGCTCGCGCCAGAGATCAGCGACGTGTTCAAAGACGCGATCGGGCCGATCCTCAGCACTATCCCCGGCATCAAGATCGATCGGTCCAATCGCGGCAAACTCGCTCAACTCCGGGAACAACTCTCGGTGGCGATGGACCCGGCGACGGTCGGAAGACTGGAGGACGCTCGCCGTGAACTCGCGAGCCTGAACGCCGCCGGCCCGATGGCGGGGATGGGCATGGGGATGGGCGGCGGCATGGACCCCCGCGCGCGTCTGTCGGATGAGATTCGCAGGCTCTCTGGCGAGGCTGGGCGACTCAAGAACGCCATTGCGGTCCAGGAGGCCATCATCAAGCAGGAAGACGTTGATCGCGTCCTGGCCGCCGCGGGAGCGACGGCGGAGTTCAAGGCGAACATCGGCGCCCTGGCATCCACCTTCACCGGCCAGTTCGTGCCGGCCCTGCAAGCGGCGGATGACGCAATCTCCCAGATCGACATCTTCCAGGCCGATGGTGAGTTCGTCGGCCCGCCCGAGCCTCCGCAGCAGAAGTTCCCGAGCATCTTCCAGGCGTTCGACGCGATCGCGGCCCAGGCCCAGGAGACCGGCCGACAGATTGGGGCCGGCCTGGCGAAGGGGTGGGAGACGTTCAAGGAGGCGGCGAAGAAGAACTGGGAGAAGACGCAGGACCTCTTGAAGGAAGCCCGGCAGTATCGCTTTGAGTTGTACCCGGCTGAGAAAGTCGAAGCCGATGTAGCAGAATTGCGCCGCGTGACCGCCGAGGTCCGCAAGCTCGGTCTTCAGACCGCGCTGACCGAAGAGGAGATCGAGAAGCTCGCGGGGAAGTGGCGAGACAAACTCAAGCAACCCGAAAAGGAGGTTCGCAACCTCGCTAACGATATGAAGAAAGCCATCGAGGGTTTCGCGGACGACGCTGCCAATGCCTTTGCAGATTTCGCCTTCGGTGCCGAAGTGTCCCTCGGTGATCTGCTGAAGAGTTGGGGCAAGACGCTTCTCGCGATGGCCACAAAAGCCCTCATCTTCAAGCCTTTGTTTGACAGTTTGGGTGACGGTTTTGGTAAGTGGTTCGGGACAACAACGGCTGGCCAGGTATCCACGGGATCAACTTCCGGGCTTGCCGAGGGCGGCCCGGTGACTGGCGGCAGTTGGTCCTGGGTAGGCGAGCGAGGCCCAGAACTCGTCCAGTTCGGCCGATCTGGCTACGTCTATCCCAATGGCGTTATGCCGGGCGGCGGCGCCGTGGTCCAGATCATCGACCAGCGCGGGAGCGGCGCTCGGCCGGAAGTGTCCCAGGGCCGCGGCCCAGACGGGCGGCAACTGATCAAGGTGCTGATCCGTGATGAGGTCCGGGGCATGATATCGGACGGCTCATTGGACCGATCGATGGCGTCAACCTTCGGGCTTGGGCGGCGCGGCACAGCACGCTGAATCGGAGTACACTTTCGCATGGACCCGTCGGGAGGAATGCCATGCGGATTGCGGTGATAATCGCGTTGTTGGCCGTAACTTACGTCCAAACAGGTTGTGTCGGGCCCTTCGCCCCCGCTGGTATCTACGCGAAATCTGACAGCGAACTCGAGCGCGAATCTACCGGCGATCTGGCTCGTGCATATGGCCAGCAGCGTGGTGGATGGCCAGGAAAGCCGGAGCGGTTCGAGACGGAGCTTCGTCGCCGGAACGCTTTCACCGCTGAGCAGTGGTCCCGCATTCAGAAGCGGAATGTCCGTCAAGGGGACACCAGCGAATTTGTACTCGCGGCGTGGGGTCCTCCGGACGACTCCCTTCACCAGACCAGTTCAAATGGTGCCTCTGCCCTTTGGATCTACTCGTTCAAAACCACCAGACCGGAGGCCCGAGGCACGGTGTACTTCGTCGGGAATTCCGTTTCCAGCATCACGCAATAGGAAAAGAGGACCAATGGCGATTCCGACGGAAGCAGATTTTCAGCACGCAAGACGACAGGCCGAGTTCGCGGCGGCCCAGCCGGTTCGCATCGTGACCGGCTCATCAGAATTCTGGGGACCAACCGACCTTTGGAAGATCATCGGCGGTGTGACCGTCGGCGTCTTCGTGGGCCTGTGGCTTTTCGCGCTGACCTTTGAGTGGGTGACCAAGCACCGCCTCAGTCGCGCTGTTGAGCAGAAGAGCAACGCCATCTACTCGCCCCGCTGACCCGCCATGCCCTCCCCCTTTCACCCCCAACCCATCCGCGACGGCAAGGCTCTGATCTGGGCGGTGGTATCAGGCAGCGACATCGTCGCGGCCTCGACCCGCAAGGCGGACCTGGTGCCGATCTGCCGACAGTTCGAGGATGGCAGGATTGTCCGTGTCGAGGCGGCGGTGCCAGTCAATCGAACAGAGCGGCTGGTCAGCGTGCGGCGGCCTTCTTCCCGGCCTTCTTGAACGCCTTGGCGAGCTTGTCGATGGTCTCGACTCCCGCCGAGTGCTTCCCGGTCTCGATGCGTGAGATCGTCTCCTGGCGGACGCCGGCGAGGTTGGCGAGGTCCTGCTGGGAGAGGCCCAGTTCCCGGCGCTGCCGGATGATGTCGCGGGCGATGGAGACGCGAGCGTACTCCACCGCGGGCATGTTCCCGTCTTTGTCGGCCTGTGGGAACGCGGGAAGGCCATCATCCACGGAAGCCCGACCTGCGGCCTTGGTCAGGTCGTTGTAGTCGCGCTCGGTCATCACCACCAACCTCGCTCCGTCGATCTCGATTGTCTGAGTCCTCAACATGCTGCACCTTTCTGACCCCTTGGCCGATTCACTCGTAGAAACCGTCTCGATGCCCGACCTTCACGACCGTCACGATGTAGATCACGGGTTCCCCCTCCGCCTTCACCGTGAACTGAACGCGGTAGTCGCCGGTGCGAACCCGGTACTGCCCCGCGAGTTCGCCCCGAAGCGGCTTGGCCCCGCTGACCTGCGGCCACTTCGCAAGCCGCTCGAACACGACCTTCATGCGCTCCTTGATCCGCTCGGGAAGCGACTCGAACTGCTCGCGGGCCTCGGCGGTGATGAGCACGGTTGCCATGACATGATTATGACACGGCTATGATGCGTTGTCAAGGTATATGCGCGAATTCCGCGCTGATTTTCTAAGGGCGACCGGAGCGGGTAGTATCGCCCAAGCCGCCGTGGACCGGCCGGCGAGTCAGAAGGCAATGGCGGACGTGATATGGCCTGCCGGGCTGCCGCAAGCCCCCCAGGTCGCCAGGTACAGCCAGGTCGATCAGGACCGCACCGTCCGCACGTCGATGGACGTGGGGCCGGCCAAGGTACGCCGCCGCGCCACGGCCGCCATCGAGACGTGCGAAATCGAGCTCAGCCTCACCCGCGCCCAGGTTGCCACCCTCAAGACGTTCTTCCGCGACTCGGTCTTCGCGGGCGCCGTTCCGTTCGAGTGGAAACACCACGAGACGGGCAACCAGATCGACTACCGCTTCACCGGCCCGCCGACCTTCACGCCGCGGGCTTCGCGGCAGGCCGGCACCGAGTACTGGACCGCCGCGTTCCAACTGGAGGCGATGCCGGGGACGGAGATCACCGTCATTCCGCCGCCGGACCCGCCGCCGCCGGAACCAGGCGAGCCGCCCGCTCTCTTCACCGAAGAGCCCGAGCCGGGCGCCAACGCCCGCATGGAATCGGACCTGCAGCCGTGGGCGGTCATGTACTTCGACGAACCAGACGTCATCACGCCGGCCCCAGATGACGAACCGCTGGTCTTCGTCAGCGACCCGTTCCCCGAGGAGGAGAACCTGGCGATGGCGATCATCGGCGTGGACGCCGACGCCAGCGGGGCCTCGGGGTCGATTTCCGACGCGGGCACGGTCAACGGCGGAGTGTCCTGACCACCTCACCCCCTCACCACACAGGAGCAGCAATGGGAACCAAGATCATCGTCTCAACCAACACCGACATCGCCTGCGGAGCAGCGTCTCCCAAGACGGTCCTGGGCTACAAGGCCCCCACCGGCATCGCGGCCCGAGTCCTGCGTTACGGCGTCTCGTTCGACGGCACGAGCAGCACCGACGCCCGCGCCACGATCGACTTCCAGAAGAAGCCCTCCTCCGCGGGCACGGCGACGGACATCTCTACCGAGATCGCCACGGCGTCTGGTCTGACGACCTCGCTGGGCAACGCCTACCAGAACTACTCGGCCGAGCCTGGGAGCGACGCGAGCACCCGCGTCCTTCGTCCCCACCGGATGGCCCCCACCGGCCCCTTCGAGACGCTCGCCGGGATTGACCTCGGCCCGGCCGAGCAGATCGGCCTGCGGGTCTACGGGGCCAGCGGCAAGACCTGCCGGGCCTGGATGGAAGTGGAACTGGGCTGAACCAGGTTGATCACGCGGTCATGACCAGTCAGGACCAATGCCCCGCACTCTCTCCACCACCGCCCGCCGCGCCCTCTACGCCCAGGAAACCGGCGAGGTGTTCCTGTTGCTCCTGGCGATCAGCCACCCATCGCTCCCCGAGCCGATCCGGGTGGTGAACAACAACCAGGACGTGGTGAGCGGCGGGATCACCTACCAGCGGTTCCCTTTCGAGCTCGCCCTCCCAAACGACTCGGATGAGGCGCCGCCCACCGTCACCCTCCGCATCGCCAACGCCGATCGGCAGATCGTCCAGGCGGTCAGGAGCCTCGCCGGCGAGGCGATGACGGTGGAACTGTCGGTCATCCTGGCGAGCAGCCCCGACACCATCGAGGCGGGGCCGTACCGCTTCACCCTCCGGGACGTCTCGTACGACGCGGCGATCGTGGAGGGGACACTGCGGTTCGAGGATGTCCTGAACGAGCCGTTCCCTGCGGACTCCTTCACCCCGGCCCGCTTTCCAGGTTTGTTCTGACCCGCACCCATGGCGCGACTGACCGACGACATCCCCGCCTGGGCCGGCAGGTACATCGGCATCCCGTTCGGTGAGAATGGCCGGGATCGCGCCGGCGTGGACTGCTGGGGGCTGCTCCGGCTTGTGTACGCCGAGCGGTACGGCATCTACCTCCCGTCCCACCACGACGGTTACCAGGGCACGGAGGATCGGCCAGGCGTGGCGGCGGTGCTGGGGGCCGAGTTGGACGAGGGGGGGAACTGGCGGCCCGTCCTGGGCCATCCAGGGGCCGGCGTTGAGGTCGGCGACGCGATGCTCTTCCGCGCCGGGGCGAGCGACCTGTGGCATGTGGGCGTGGCGATCGCCCGCGGCAAGATGCTCCACTGCCGGCGCGGGAGCGACTCCTGTATCGAAAGGTGGGACGAGGGCATCTGGACGCCGCGGTTCCACGGAGCGTTCCGCTTCGCGGGGCCGGTGCGAATGGCCGGGCGGGTGTCGCCGCTCAAGCCGGCCATCCTCCAGGTCACACTCCCCGCCGGCGGGACGATCACCGACATGCTCGCCGCCGCGGCGGTCCAGCCCTCGCCGTTCCTGCGGATCTGGATCGGGGACCAGGAGATCGGTCGCCAGCACTGGGCCCGCGTGCGGCCAAAGCCGGGCCGGATGGTGACGGTCGCCGCGGTCCCGGCGGGCGGTGGCAACGGCAAGGCCCTGCGGATCGTGCTGATGGTGGCCGTCGTCGCGCTGAGCATCATCGCTCCGTACGCGGCCCCGGCCGCGTGGGGACTGGTGGGGGCGACGGGCACGCTGACCATGACCGGGGCGCTGGTCGCCGCCGGCATCACGCTCGCCGGCACGCTCGCCATCAACGCCCTTATCCCGCCGCCAAGCCCGCGGCTGAGCGACAATGGCCCTCAGCAGAACAGCCCGACGATCACGGGCGGTCGCAATGAGACCAGGCTCTTCGGCGTGGTCCCGGTCATCCTGGGCGAACACCGGATGGCCCCGCTCTACGGCGCCAAGCCGTACACCGAGATCGTCGGGGACGACCAGTACCTGCGTCTGCTCTTCGCGGTCGGGTACGGACCCGTCGAGCTCAGCGACCTCAAGATCGGCGAGACGCCGCTGGAGGAGTTCGAGGGCGTAGAGGTCGAGACCAGGGAGGGCCGGCCCGGCGACGCCCCGCTGACGCTCTATCCCGGCACCGTGCTGGAGGATGCCAACGCCATCCTGCTGGAGCAGGCCGCGGGGTGGACCGTCCGAACCAGCGAGGCCAACGCGAACGAACTCTCGGTGGATGTCACCTTCCCCCAGGGCGTGGTTCGGTTCGCTTCCAACGGAGACCGCGAGGAACTGATCGTCAGCCTCGAGGTCGAGTACGCCCCGGCCGGGAGCGGGCAATGGAGGTCCGTCAACGGCGCCTCGCCGGACTTCACCCGCGGCCTGGACTACCTGTTCAGGACGCCGGAGGTTCGTCGGGGCGGGAGTCTCGCCCACGTGGGGTCCATCGCCTGGGGGGCGGGGTTCGCCAACGCGAGGCCGGCCTACCTGCCCGCGGGTGGAGGGTGGTCGTGGCGAGCGAGCGGGTATGTCTACGCGCCGGTCGTCGGCACGTACCAGTTCGGGCTCGACTGCTCGGACGCCGGCGATCTCTTCGTCGATGACCAGATGGTGGCAAGCTGGTACGGCACGCACGCGACGGCCGGGGGCGGCACGCCCGACTTCGCGGCCCACAGCGGATCGATTCATCTGCGGGTTGGGTGGCACCGCCTCCGGCTCCGCGTTGAGTCTCGCTCCGCCAACGGGGCCGCTGCGCTGGGCTGGCTCCAGCCCGGCGGCAGTTGGGAGGTGATCCCCGCCAACCGGCTCAAGTACGTCAGCATCGAACCAGCGCAAGGCCTCCAGCCGCAGACAAGCACCAACCATCCGGGCCGGCTGTGGGTCGCGTGGTACGACACGCTGGTGTACGCCCACTCGATCACGGTGCGGGCCGACCGGGCCGAACAGATCAGACGGTCTCTCTCTTGGGCGGTCGAGCCCGGCCAGTACGACATCCGCATCCGCCGCGTCACGCCGGACTCCACCAGCGACCGGATCATCGACAAGGCGTACTGGTCGGCGGTGCGGACCATCCGCAACGAAGACCCCGTCAACATGGCGGGCCTGGCGAAAGTCGCCATCCGGATCAAGGCCACGGACCAGCTCAACGGCGTGGTGGACCAGTTCAACCTCGTCACGCGATCGATCCTGCCCGATTGGGACTCTGCCACCGGGCAGTGGGTCGAGCGCGGCACGAGCAACCCGGCGAGCTGCTACCGGGCGGTTCTCCAGGGGCCGGCCAACGCCCGGCCCGTCGGGGATGAGCGTCTGGATCTGGCCGAACTCCAGGCCTGGCACGAAGCGTGCGACGCCGCGGGCTTCCAGTTCAACGCGGTCGTCGACTTCGCCGGCACCGTCTGGGAGCGACTGGGCGACGTTGCCGCGACGGGCCGGGCCTCCTTCGGGATGCGTGACGGCCGCTACTCGATCGTCCGCGACAAGCGTCAGACCGTGCCCGTCCAGCACTTCACGCCGCGGAACTCATCGGGTTTCAAGGGCCGAAAGGCCTTTCCAGACCTGCCCCATGCCCTGCGGATCAGGTTCCTCAACCGGGCAACCGATTACCAGCAGGACGAACGCACGGTCTACGAGGACGGGCGCGACGCGAGCAACTCCACGAAGTTCGAGACGCTCGAACTCTTCGGCGTGACGGACGCCGCCCAGGTCTGGAAGCACGGACGGTACATGACCGCCGTGGCGCGACTCCGCCCCGAGGTGTACGAACTCAGCACCGACATCGAGCACCTGGCGTGCACCCGCGGCGATCTGGTCCTGGTCACGCACGATGTGCCGCTCTGGGGTCTCTCCTTCGGCCGCGTGGCGGCGCTGATCCTCGACCAGGCGGACAACCTGGTCGGGCTGAGGCTCGATGAGCTGGTGACGATGGTCGCCGGCGAGGAGTATGTCATCCGTGTCCGCCTCGAGGACGGCACGAGTTGGATCCGCTCGGTGACCACCATCGAGGGCGAGGGCTACGAGGTCGCCTTGGGGCCGGTCAGCGCCAACGACGCGCGCCCCAAGGTCGGCGACCTGTGGATGTTCGGGCGACTGGGACAGGAGACGCGGGAACTCCTGGTCAAGAGCATCGAGATCGACAAGGACCTCGGGGCACGGCTGATGCTGGTCGATCATGCCCCGGCGGTCCACGAGGCGGACCAGGGACCGATCCCGCCGTATGACCCTGGCATCTCGCTCCCGCCGGCATGGCTCAACCGCCCCGATGCGCCGGTCATCGAGAGCATCCGCTCCGATGACTTCGTGATGATCCGAGATGCCGATGGCTCGCTGCGGCCCCGGATGCTCATCACGCTCCGCCGGCCGAGCGGGACGCGGCCGATCCCCAACGCCGCCCAGGTCCGCATCCGGCCCATCCCCGAGCCCGGCGCCCAGGGCGAGGGGCCTTGGATGCACCTGCCGCTCACGCCCATCGATGACAACCAGATCTCCGTCGAGCGCGTCGAGGAGGGGCAGACCTACCAGATTCGCCTCCGCACCGTGACGGCGACGGGGCTGACGTCGGTCTGGGTCGAGGCGGAGCACACGGTTCTCGGCAAGGTGGGGCCGCCGCCGGATGTGCAGTCCTTCGACGTGGCCCGGCTCGCCGACGGCACGCGGCGGTACTCCTGGGTGCTGGGCTCGATCCCGCCCGACATCGCCGGCGTCAAGATCAGGTACGGGCCGGGCGGCGAAGGCCGCACTTGGGACCAGCTCTCACCACTGCATGACGGAGTGCTCGAGGGCGCCTCGCCGATGGAGATGAACGTCCCGCCGGCTGGGGTGTGGACCTTTGGGATCAAGATGGTGGACACCTCGGGCAACGAGTCCCGCAACGCGGTCCTGATCGACCGAACGCTGGGATCGCCGCGGCAGGAAGGCGTCGCGGTCTCCGTCGATGCCAAAGCCGATGGATGGCCCGGCACCAAGACCGGCTGTTACGTGAGCAATGACCGCACGCTGGTCGCCGCGGGACGGGAGCGGTGGGACACGCTCGCCTTCCCGTACAGCGTCTCGACCTGGGCGCAGTGGTGGTCCTGGACGCTCGACCCCACCACGCCGATCGTGTACGAGCACCCGACCATCGATGCCGGGTTCCTGTTTGACTTCGAGCCGGCGGTGTACGCCGTCTCCGATGGCGTCCGCACCGTCGAATTCGACTACTCGGTTGATGGCACGGTGTGGGCGGGGTGGAGCGACCTGGCTCTTTTCGCCAGCCGAACGGTGCGGGCGAGGTACGCCCGGTTCCGCGTGACGGTCTCGATCGGCAACGGGGCGACGATCCCCATCATCCGCGAGCTGGTGTTCCTGCTCAGGGCAGAGACGATCGTCCAGGAAATCCAAGACCTGGAGACGGCGGCATTGATCCCGGAGCTCCGGCATGGCGCGGGCGATGTGGCGCTGCCCATCTCGTCCGGCCTCTTCGCCGCGGTGCGGACAGTGTCGATCTCGTTCAACGGCATGGGCGCGGGGTGGACCTGGGAACTCGTGAACAAGTTCACGTCGCCAGGCCCGCGGGTCCGGCTCTTCGGTCCCGGCGGCGCGCCGGCAGACGCGACGATCGACGCGATCGTCCGCGGCCTCCGAAGCGCGGATGGGTCGTCCGCAACCGTGCGGGCGGGTAGGCTCATGTTCAACGCCTCGGACAACTCGGGGCTCATCGGCGTGACGTAAGGAGTACTAGATGGCTCTCAACATACTCGACGGCAACGGGGCGGCAAAAACGCTCAAGACAACGCTCGACGGTTCCGACCACGTCACGCATCACCGTATCGACGCGGTGGCCGGCACAGTCGCCGCGACTCAATCAGGCACGTGGAACGTCATCATCACCGGCTCGCTGCCGGCGATCGAGCCGGGCGTGGGAGCGCTCAACCTGGGTAAGGCAGAGGACACGGCACACACCTCCGGCGATGTCGGAACGATGGCGTTGGCTGTTCGGAACGATGCGGGAGTCTCACTCTGTGGGAGTGATGGCGACTACGTGCCGCTGTCAACGGACTCCAGCGGCGCCCTCCGTGTGACGGGCGGCGGCGGTGGGACGCAGTACGCAGAAGACTCCGTCCACTCTTCTGGCCATGTCGGAACGATGGCGTTGGCTGTTCGGAACGATGCGGGAGTCTCACTCTGTGGGAGTGATGGCGACTACGTGCCGCTGTCAACAGACTCCACGGGGAGATTGTTCGCCAGCGTCATCGCCCCCGCGATGACCAACTCGGCAGGTGATGGGGCGAGCGTGTCTGGCGATACAGATCACGACGCGGCTGATGCGGGAGAGCCCATCAAAGTTGGATTTCGGGCCACGACCACACTGGCAGGCATCACACTCGTGGCCAACGCGGATCGGACACATGGGTACGCCGGCGTGGATGGGGCGCAAATCGTCAGACCGCATGCCCCCCTCGAGGACATCGTAACTGGCAACGCGAACAATTCCGACGGCACATCGACACAATGCGTCGCTGCTGGAGCAGCAGGGATCAGGCACTACATCACCTCAATCTGTCTCACGAATACCAGCGCTTCCGATATCTACGTGGAGATCAAAGACGGTACAACCGTCAAGCTCACGTTGCCACTGCCGGCGCATGGCGGATGCGTCTTCAATCCCCCTGTGCCGATCCCAGGATCGGCTGCTACAGCCTGGAACTTCGATCCATCGGCGGCCGCGGCCACGGTGTTCTGCAGTATGATCGGTTTCAAATCGAAGGTGTAATCTACGATGGCAACGATCTCGAATATCACTGTCTGCAGCGGCGGAAACCACATCCACGGCACAATCACACTCGCTGACGGGAGGACCCGTGATTTCCGTGTGACATTGCAGGAAATGCGAGAAGTGGTCGACGACACCGATGCGCGAGCCTTCATCATCCGCCAGGTCGCCAGCATCATTCGAGCCAACCCAACTGACACCCTCGTCCAAATTCGCAACCGCATCCAGGCCGCCACCTACATGGAGTGACTCTGATGGCATTGACACCGATCAAGGGTGGCTTCATATGGCCTGAGCGTGTCTGGGAGTGTTCGAACAACACTGCTCGGCTGCTCGACGCGGCCGGAGAGAAGTTCGCGTCACTGGTCACGTTCACCACATCCACCACGATCGGTAAGATCAGATTTCGCCTGGGGTCCGTGCCCACGGGAGATACGCTCCGCGTCTCCATCCAAGACGTTGATACCGCTACGGGCGATCCAGACGGAGGAGTGGACCAGTACCGCTCCGTCTCTGTGAGCGGCGGAGACGCCAACACCTGGAAGCTGACAGGCCTTCTAACGACTGACGGCACCGACTCTGGCGGTAAGCGATCGGTCGCGGCCGGGGATTCGGTCTTCGTCGTCTTCGACTTTTCTACGTACACGTCTGGCGTGATCAACCTCATGGACTCGGCCACGGGGCAAGCGGTGCACAACGCCAACTACAGCGATCACTACACCACATCGTGGGCCAAACTCGTCTCGTGGGGATGTTTCGAAGTACTGGATGATGCCGATCAGGTCGTGCTCGTGATCGGTGCGATCCCAGCGGTCAACAACAGCAGCACGTCGATCAACAACACGACAGCCGTGCGGGAGCAGGGTAACTACTTCCAGGTGCCGGCACCGTGCAAAGCTGGGGGGCTGTTCGTCGCGGTGGACGGCGATGGCGACTACGAAGCCATTCTGTATGATGCTGATGGGACTACGAAACTCGCATCTACGAATCTAGATAAGGACGTGAGACAACAGACAGGTGTGGCGAACACTATCCTGAGGTTTGCGTCGGATGTCACGCTCTCGACTGGTACCTGGTACAGGATGGTGATCAAGCCCACAACGTCGACCAGTTTGACCCTTCGCCAGATGGATCTCGGGACATCCGCAGGTGCAGACGGGATGCCGGGAGGGCTCTACTGCTACTGGACAGAACGATCATCTGGGGGAAGTTGGACGGAAAAATCTGACAGAATCGCCAAGATCTGGCTCTGGGTGACCGCAATCGACGACGGGTCTGGAGGCGGGGCATCCGGAGGGCGTGTCATCGGGGGATAGATTTCGCTACGGCGTGATAGACATGCTTGTGTGGCGCGGGAAGTATGCACCGTGCCGATGCTTCGTCCCCGTTCAATCCTCGATTGGTTCGCGGCGGCGCTGAGGCGTCTGTTCCGGCGGCGATGTTCGCCGCCGACGGTCACCGTTGTCATCACCATTGGAGCTCCCCATGCCCGCCGACACCCGTATCAGCAACCTGCAGGAAGTCCCCGTCACCGTGCGGTATCTCGACGCCAACGGTCGCACCGTCAGCGTTGACGGCCCGCCTGTCTGGGAGGTCAACGACGAGACGCTCGTTGCGGTCGAGGTCGCGCCCGACGGACTCTCTGCCGTGGTCCGCAGCCGCGGGCCGGTTGGCTCGACGTTCGTCACCGTCACCGCTGACGCCGAGATTGGCGACGGCACGCGTGAACTCGTCGGCACCTTCGAGGTGGAGGTGTTCGAGAGCGGTGCCGTTTCCGTGACCTTCGAGTTCGGCGACGTCCGTGATCGCACGGCCTGATCCAGGAGGACACACCATGCGTTCCTTCTCAATCGTCGCGTTGGCGGGCCTGCTCTTGGGCGGGTGTGCCTTCACGCACCCGCCGACCACCAAACTCGATCTCACGTCCGGCACGTACGAGAGCCCGAAGGACATCAAGGCCCAGAAGATCGGCGTCCGCGTGACCGACCCCACCGGGCAGGTGATCAAGGACGTGCAGATCGAGGGCCTCGACTCCTCAGCCTCGAGCGTCATCACCGCTCAGGCCGCGGCGATGCAGGCCCAGGCCGAAGCCCTGACCCGCGTCGTCGATGCCCTGGGCCGCGTGACCGAATCTCTCTCCGGCCGTCCGTTGCCGATCTTCGGCCCACACCCGTGACACACACAACCGCGACCAGGCCCAGCGGCCTGACTCGCGGTTTTCTTTCTTGGAGTCTCCCTCATGGCCTGGCCTTCCATCCCGACCTTCTCGACCGCTAACGTCGACAGCCCGAGCGACAACCCCTCGCTGGCACGCGTTGACATCTTCAACGCCATGACCGACCTGGGCAACGTCATCGACGGCCGCGGCCAGGCGAGCGGAGTGGCGCCGCTCGACGCCGCGGCCAAGGTGCCCATCGCCAACCTCCCGATCACGCCGGTGGCCGAGGGGCTCGCCTCCTGGCAGACGGCGGGGACGTACCTCTGGACGGTGCCAGCGGGCGTTACGCGGCTCTACGTTGAGGCCTGGGGAGCGGGCGGCGGCGGAGGCTTCGGTGCCAGCCCCAACCCCCACGGCGGCGGTGGCGGGGCCGGCGGCGGTGACGCCGGGACAGACGGTCACCATCGTCGTCGGTGCCGCGGGCGCTGGAGCGGCAGGACCGGCCAACGCCAACGGTGGCAACGGCGGCAACAGCACCGTCACCATCGGCGCGACGACCATCACCGGCAGCGGCGGCCTCGGCGGCCAGGGCGGCGTGTCGCCGTACGGCGGTCAGGGCGGCGGCGCCACGGGCGGCGATGTCAACCTGGCGGGTGGAACGTCGATGACCGGCATCGCCGGCATGGGCGGGATCGGCGGGGCGAACATGCGTTCGGGAGCGGCTCCTGGTCCGGTCGGCTATGGGTTCGGCGGCGGCGGATACGGCTCGGGAACAAGCGGGCCTGCCACCGGAATCAGCGGCAAGGATGGCGGCGTGCTCATCAGCTGGTAGACTGACCCATGCAGCAAGCAACCTCAACGGGCTTGGACTCGGTCATGATCAACTCGTACGGGCCGTACGCCTTCGGCGTCGCCGCGCTGGGGTTCATCGTGCTCCTGTTCCTGCTGGTGTTTCGCATTGTCGCTCCGACCCTGACCAGGTGGATCGAGATGCACACGACCGCGACCAAGGCGAACGCCGAGGCGATGATGTGTCAGCGTGAGACGGCGGGATCACTCGAACGGAGCCTTGCCCACATGGCGACCATAAGAGGCACGGACAAGCATTAGGCACCGGCGCCTGCTCCAGAACCACCGACGCCGCCCGCGACGCCCAGGCCCAATCCAAGGCCCAGCCTCGGGCCTCCAGTGCTTGAGCCTGACCCCGCCGCGGACCAATCCTCGAAGATCCCGGCCCAGTACTGGCGATACCCATGAACGGTCGCGCCATTGGCTCCGCTGACTGCCAGATGCAGCGAGTCAACGACACGGCTCTCACCTGTGGTGCCGGCGACGGATATGGAAAAATCAGGGTCTGGGTTCGAGAGCGTCACGGTGGTACCGCTCCGTGCGCTCATCTCCCACGTCCCGTTCACGTGAGGTGTTGAGTTCGTGCCGGCGATCCAGAGCACATCCGTCAATGCGTAGGCGTTGACGCAGTTCATGCCGATGTCAGCGCCGACAATAGTGATCGGGATGGACGTGATGGATTGCGATGCTGGCGCCCGTTCGTACAGCGTCTCGAGGCCGCGGCCCACGCTCTTCAGCATCGCTGGGGTCCACCGGCCTGACGAATTGAATCCAAAGGTCCGCGTAGGTTCTGCCGTGACGAGATCCTCGATTCCGGAGGTCGCGTACCCAGCGCGTGCCGTCTCACCGGTACTCAGGTTCGGATGATCCGGGCAGAGCGCGACAACGAAGTCATCCGCCGCGTATCCCTTCGCCGCCCACCGATCCCGCCAAACAGATATCACATACGCGACGTTGTCCTTCCACGCCGCGAGGGATCCTCCCGCGTACGCATTGGGGATCGACGTCGCTGTCTCGGACGCCTCGTTCGATCCTTCGTTGAGAAAGAAGATCACCCGGGGAGTCTGCCCAGCGTCAACAATCGGGCGGACAATGACTTCGATCCAGTGGTCGATCGCCTCCGTGTAACACTGAGACCCGTCCACGCGCGCGAGATTGTGCGCGAAGTCCCTGGTAGACCATCCGCCCATCGATTCGAATGGTGCCACGAGGACACCGGCGGTCGCGTCCCGCTCCCACGTCAACTGGAACCCGAATCCTACCTCGCCGGTAGGTCTCATGTCCGCGGGGGACGCAATACCTGCAGATGGCCCAACCCGCAACTGAGTAGTCCGAGTGCCGGCGGGGACATCCCACGTCGCCCGGGAGAATCCGGTCGGTGTCCCAGCTGGGACGATCACGTTCGAGCCGTAGTTGGCGACGTGTACGTTCGGGACGGCCCCCTCGATGGCTGCCGGCCGGAAAGTCCCGCCATCTGCCGTAGCGTTTGAGTACCAATGGTCCGACCGGAGGGCCGCCGCCGGATTGATGTGGTATGGACTCGATGCTGTCGCGCCGAATGAGATCCCGGAGGCTACGCCGCCATAGCCGACCGCCGTGTTGTTTTTGAAATGCAGCATACGGTAAAACGGCGGGTACTCGGTCCCCGACCCGTCGTTGCTCCGACCGTACTGATACGCCTTCGCCTCGACGGTGTGGAGGGCAAGTACGTTGGAGCTGTCTAGCAGAGAGTTCGCACCGGTGCTGGTGACGACTCTGGACCACCCCACGCACGACGTGTTCGCCCTTGCGGACAGATTCCCGTCGTTGGCGTTCGTGCTGCTATTGGTTGACGTCAGCGTGACGGGTCCGGCAGCGAAGATCTTGATACCCGCCGTCACGAACGACTGCTGGATCGCCTCGATCAGGCCGTACCCGTTCTTCAGGCCGTTGGAGTTCCAGAGGCCGGTCACGGCGACGCGCTGGGTGCGGCACCAGTTGAGGGCCTTGGCCGCAATGGACGGGTTGATGATCGTCGCCATGCGGGCATACTACCCGCCGCGAAGGGCCGCCTTCACCTTCTTGCACAGGCGCTTCTCAGCGACCGTCGCGCGTGCAGGCCCACAGATCTCCTCGAGCTCCTGCGCCGAGCGGAGCATCAGCCTCACCATCTCCGAGGCCATGAGGCGGGCACGCGGCGTCACACCACAGCACCGAAGTTCCGCCGACAGGCGATAGCACTCGCTGGCCAGCATGGAGCAGTTCACAAGGGTCGCGGCAACGACACGTTCCTCCGTCATCGCGGCGGCTCCTGAGGCTCGACATTCGCGGGGCGCACGACCACCCATCCCTCATGGATCATGCGGTTGAGCGTGGTGGCGATGGCCTGGCGAGCGACGGCACGCCAAGCGTCATGGACCTCCCCGGCCATCGAGTCCCAGGACGTGCCGCGGCTGTCGCTGGCCTTGACGTCAGCGGCCTCGCACATCGTCTCATGACAGCGCTTGGCGACATCATCGATGAGGCCGGGCGGCACGGGCAGATAGGGCGTCTCTTGCATCGCTCACGATCTCCTGTTCGTTGGTGACGCGGGCGTCGCCGGCCGGTCGAACCTGCCGCGGCGGGTGATGTGCCAGTCCTTCGGAGCGTCGATGCTGATGCGGCGGCGGTCGCGCTTGGCCCCGCCCACGAGCACCCGCACATCACCGCTCGGCGTCTGAATGACAACCTCGTCACCGAATGAGACGGTCATGGTCAGCACGATTCCTCCTGGATGAGTTCGACGATGATGATGACGCCGGGGCCGCACCCTTTGGCGTGATACCAGCGATCAACCGGGCCGAGGTGGACCTGGCCGTCGTCGAGCCAGAGATAGCCGCGGCGGCCCTCACGGCGCTTGGCCTCGTCGATGGCGGCGTTCCCCGACAGCTTGATCTTCGGCGGAGTGAGAGCGTCCAACACCGCCTTGACCAGGTTGTCCGCGTCGGGCTTGCTGTTCTTCCTGATGGGGCCGTCCGGATCGCACTTGCGGCACAACCGCTGGGGCCGATCAAAGAACGCCTCCATGCTGAGCCGGACGCCCCCGGTCCACGGGTCATCGGGGAATCCAGGCGTGGCTCTTGCGGCCAGCAACACGGCTGACCGCCAATACCGCGTCTCCTTCGGCGTGTACCGCTGGACGAACGCACGGCCCGTCGGGAGGGTGACGACGCGGTCACGGTGACGGGCCTGGGCGACGGGCAGGCCGGGGGCAACGATCTCAAGGCGCGTGGCGGTCAAAAGAGCACCTCCATCGCCGAGCGCTTCTCGATCGACACATGCCGATCACGCTCCTCGGGCGGGACGTGCCGCTCGCCGGCGAGGCGGAACGCTTCGTCTTCGTTGGACACCGGCACAACCTGCCCGTTCGCGTTGACCAGGTGGTTGTTCACGCTGGCCTGATGAGTGGCGATCGGAATGCCGTAGCGGACCTTCCACCGCCACAGAAACCACTTGCCGAACTCAGTTGGACCTGTCCGCTCGATCAGCATCCACCCGCGATTCTGGGGCGTGTAGCGGTAGATCTGGCAGGGAATCTCGATGCCCTGCCACGGCCGCAGGACCAACGAGCACGCCAGGAACCCCGGCTTGAGGCCGCGGATGGCGGTGCCCATGATGCCGCTCCCGCCGGGGAGATCGGCATCGGGCACGGCGAAGAGCGACGCCATCGAGCCGTCGCGGAACGGATTGCTCATCGTCGAGTTGATCCGGCGGAAGAGTGGGTCGTCCGCCGCCGTGAGCTTGCGGCTTTCCCACCCCGGCGGCAGCGGGGCGATGATCTCCAGATCGCCGACCGTGGGCAACTTGCGCCGCACCGAGCCGACGACAACGCAGGCAGCGGAGTGGTCCGACAGCAGCCCCGAGAGTTCCCAGCGGCGGAACGCGGCCGCGGCGACATCGGAGGCCTGGGCATGGGGGAGGCGTGGTCCTTCGCTCATCGTCAGGTCTCCGGCCAGGCCCGCTTGTGGCCCTTGATGATGTCGCTGAGTTCGAGACGCTCGTACTGCCCCATCGCACCGATCCGCACACACAGGGCCTGCTCGTATTGAGCCATGAGCGACGCCGCGTCATGCTTGCCCTGGAGGTGCAGTTCCAGGCGGACGCTGTCGATGGCGCGACGGAGCCGGTTGCGGAAGAGGTCTTGAATCCGATCGACCTTGCTGCGGTTCATTCGTCGTCCTCCTCGTGGTCGGAGGCACCGCCGTCAGCCACCGTCGCCACCGGCTTCCGCGCCGGCGATCCCTTCTTTCCAGACCGTTTCGTGGATGGCGCCGCCTTCGAGGTAGCGGATGACTTCGAGCCGGTGTCCTGCTTTGGGCGAAGTTCGGCGGGCAGGAACGAATCGACCGTCGGGGCCGCGGCGATCTCGATCCCCAGCGCCGCGGCGATCTTGTCAGCCATGCCCGACGGACCATCCCGCCAGTGGTCGAGCAGACCGAAACGCCGGCCGCAGTCCTTCTCGATCGCCGCGATCGCCGACCAGGACGGCGCGGACAGGTGCTTGAGCAGGCTCGCCATCGCCGGCGACGACGCCGCACGCGAGGCCTTCTCGGAGTTGTAGTGATGCGTTGCCTCGAAGAGCTTGGTCTTGCGCAGGATGGTGTAGATCGTCCACAGCCCCGGCACGGCCATGACCTTCGCGGCGATCTGGGGCTCCAGTTCCTTCGCCCGCTGCCGCATTGCCTCAGTCCACTCGTTGGCGGCCAGGCGCCGCGCCTCGGCCTCCAGCTGCTGCTTGCTGGGCTCGCGCTCGATCTGCTTGCGCTGGGAGTCCTTGCGGGCCTGGGGGCCGTGCGTGGCCCGTCGCTCGCGGACCTTCCGATCCAGGGCCGCGGGCGCCACGTACTCCGGCACCTTCGCCTCGGCCGGCTTCTTCCCGCCATCGACGATCCGCTTGGAAGCGGCGCTGATGGCCCCCTTCGCCGAGCGGAGCTTGTCCTGGTAGCAGGCGGGCAGCGTGCAGATGCCCGCGGCGGCGACCTTCTCGGAGCCGGCCGACTCGGAGTCGTACGTGCCCCGCCCTCCGACCATCGTGAGCGACACCGCGCCTCCCCCCTCGAACAGACCGGGGTTCGTTGCCGAGTTGTGCGGGCATCCCTCGCACGGCTGCCGTCCGGCGAACGCGACGTGCCGCTGCCACGGGACAACGTGGAGGGAGAACACACTGCGGCGGACCTCCATTTGGAGATCGGCGAGTTGGCCCGCCTCGACATCGCTGATCGAGTCTGAGCCGCCCGCGGCGTATGCCTTGCACAGATCGTCCCGCCGCTTGTCGTCGGCAACCTTCGAGATTTCGCGGGCGTGAGCGAGCGGGAGCTTGCCGGTCAGTACGAGCTCCTTGGATCGCTCGCTGAGCCTGCCGATGTAGAGACGATCGCGGACCCAACTCGCCGGCTTGCCGAGCATCGCCGCGACCTGCTCCGAGGCCTCGAGCCGCACCTTGGGATCGGCCAGCAGAGCCTCGCGGTACCTGACCGGATTGGTGCCTTGAGCCTCGATGCAGCGTGTGACCACGGCATCATCCACCACGCGACCCAGGTCCGGCCCCACCGGCATCGTCGCCTTCACACGCTTGGCCGCGGCGAACGCCTGGAGGAGCATGAGTTCATCGACGGCGAGCGTCTCCTCCGCCGGCGTCAAGTCCTGCCGTTGCACGTTCTCGATCGCCACCACGGTCCTTCGCACGTCGTCCGCGAGCGGCGCGACGACCGAGGCCCGGATGGCGGACCATCCCAGGCGACGGGCGGCGGCGATCCGGCGCCGTCCGAACACGCGGCAGAACCGACCATCCACGAGCCGCTCGAGCATGACCGGCTGCAACTGCCCGCACTCGCCCATGCTCCGTGCAAGCTGCTCGATCGCGGCATCATCGCCGGGCCTGCTGAGACGATCGGCGGGGCCGGCGGGATCGATGACCTGGTCGAGAGGGACGTCGATGAGTTCGCCCTTCAGGTCAACGCCCAGGATGGGCTTGACATCGATGGGAGTTGGCGGGGGCTCCTTCTTCGGAGGGGCCTTCTTGTTCTGACGGGTGGCGGCAAAGGTCATGGTGCGGAACTCCTGAGTGGAACGACGGAGGAAGAGGACGACACGGGCGCCGTTGACCCGGCGCCAGCTTGGGTCGCGTATCCGGTTGGGTGCGAGCCGGACGCGAACGTGGAGAGCGGTGATCACTCCAGGAACCTCGAATCGACGACCTGGAGGCGCGGCGGGCTTGGCTCGCCGGTCTTGAGACTGGTCGTCACCTTCGTCTCGAAGTAACCGTCGCTCGCGGCCCCGAGCAGCTTCCGGGTCGCTCCCGGCTTCCAGGCATCCGATGCAAGGCAGTCCTGGACGGCATCGAGATCACCGCCCGCGGCATCGAGGATCGCGGCGAGCGTGCCCCGGACATCGGTGCAGCGAGTGCTCTTGTTCGGAGCCACGTAGTAGCGGCGGACACCGTCGGAGATTTCCCCGTGCCGCTCGATGTGAGAGATCGCCGCGGCCTCGACCTGGGCCTTCAGGTCGCGGTGCAGTTCGCCCAGGACGCGGACGGCTTCCAGGGCGAGCAGCACCTGGTCCGCGGTGGCATCGGGAGTCGCGGCGACATCGAGAGCGCCGCGGCAGTTGGCGACAATGTCATTCACAGCACGGCCCCCTCGGCTTCGCGGGCTGCCTGGCGATGGTCTTTGCGGAAGGCCTTGACCGCTCTGGTGACCGCGGCGGTCTGATTCTGGTTGAGGTTGGCCTCATCCAGCAGGCTCTTCTTCTCGTCATCCAGGATCGCCGCAACGCGGCCGACCGTGGTCAGACCGGCGGCAATCAACTTCCCCTTGAGGTTCTCCGGCATGTCGAGCTCGTTCACGCTCGCCGCCAGGTGTTCATCCACCCCGTCACCCTTGCTGGGGTCCGGTGCTTCGGGCTTGGGCTTGCCCGGACGGCCGACCGGCCGAGCGTCCTTGGCGACATCCTTGAGCTCGCCCTGCTTGGGGTCTTTCTTCGGCGGCTCGGCGGGCATCTCGTACATGAAGTCCAGCGAGGGCTCATCGGCCTTCTCAACCAGATCTTCGATCTGCCCGCGGTGCCACTTGATGCGGGAGGAGAGGGCATCGATCAGCACGATCGCGTCGGAGTGCCGGCACTTGAGTTCATGGGCCTCGTCCGAGTCGCCCTCCATCTCGCCGAGTTCCTCGATCGCGGCATCCCGGTCGTCGAACGCGTTGGACCGCTTGGATTCGAGGCTCTTCACCTCGCCGACGTGATGCCTGATGGCATCGCAGACCGCAACCGAGAACGCCTGACCCGACATGTGCTTTGACTTCTTCGCCATCATCCTGCTCCTGAATGGGCGCGGGGGAAGCCCGCGCCGGACTGAGACTGAGACACCTGGAATCGACGTTCTTCAATGGCAGCGGCGGTCGCGGCGACCACGGCCAACTGACGGGCGACCGCGGCTTCCTGCTGCTCCCACTTGGCCGCGATGACCAGCGGCACCTCCACGAGCGAGGCCCGGCCCTTCGCCGACAGACCCAACATCGCGATCAGATAGCCGACGGGCTTGTGGCAGTCCTTGACCGCCATGCGGTCCTTGACGCGGCAGATCGCGGCATCGACACGCTCGGGGCTGCTCCACGGCCCGCCAGCGAGCTCATCGGCCTTGCTGAGCGGCACGTTCGAGAGCCCGCCGGAGCGGAGACTTTCAACGAAAGACCGAAGTTGACTGAGGGCCTGCGATCGCCGCCATGCGTGAATCTTCTCCTCCGTCAGCGCTCTCGCTCCAGCGCTCCCAATGCGCGCAATTACATCAGCGCTCAGAGCGCTCAGAGGGCGCTTGGAATTAGTTTCAGGAGAAGAGCGCTGGAGCGCAGAGCGCTCTGAAGGCGCAGAAGATGCATTTGCATCCGATCGGGTATGCATATGCATTGCATTTGCATGTGCATTTGCATCCGGCGGGACCTGGGACCACCTCGCCCGTGCGGCGTTGGCCCGAACCACGGAGGTCCGGGCCGACCGCTCCGCCTCGGCGCTCAGCCGGTCGTAGACCGCTCGGGCTTCTCGCAGGTGGAGGCGGCCGTCGGTGCCGATGGTGAAGGCCGCGTCGAGCCTGGACAGGCGCGGCCACTGCTCCGCTTTGATCCCGACCACAGCGGCCAGGACGGCGGTATCGTCGGGCAGCGAGCACGGTGGCTGCTGCCGCCAGGAATGCGCCAAGAGCCGGAGAATGGCCCCGGTCTCGGCAAGCGAGAGAGACGCGGCGACCCCATCCGGCAGCAATGGCACCAAGTCGAAGGGGAAGCGAGGATGTGATTCAACGGCGGGCACGAAACCCAGGCGCCGCCGTGTGCGGGCGGCCCTGAGTGAGAGGAGAGAGATGCCGCGTGCTCGCGGCAAGGAAAGCGTCAGAACGGGATCTCGTCGTCAGGCACCGACGGATCGCGGACAGGGAGAGGCGACGCGGCAACGGCCACGTTTGGCCGCGTCGGGCTCACGACCTCCCCGGTGCTCGCGTCCACGAGCTCACGCGGCTGGGCAGCCGCGTCAAGAAACACCTTCATGGTCGGGAGAACGCCCGCGGGAATCTGATCCAGCGCGACGCCCCACACCAACGGGTAGGCATCCGCGGCGTTGATCTTGCACCAGCGGAGGAAGTCCTCCCAAGACTTGCCCAGCGTCTTGAGGTGGCCCTGGAACCGCTCCATCGCCACCTTCGGCACGGGCCGACGATCGCCGGCGATGACCAGCGTCGATCCCGCCTTCGGCGACGCCTGCACCTGCTCGGGACGCCACTTGTCCACATTGATGCAGGGCTTGATCTCGCCGAAGGACGTGTACGTCGAGGGGTAGATGGCGATCTGCTGACCGACCCACTGCTCGGTTTCGTCGGTGCCCAGGACCTGCTCGATGGAGCGGCCCGTGGTCCGCCACAGACTCATCGCCTTGCGGAACTCGCGGAACTTGAGCATCCACTTCACTTCAGGCTCGGAGTCACCGCCGCGATCGCGGGCCGCGGCGGGGTAGACACGCTCGATCGTGACGATCGTGTTCTGGTTCGGTGGCAGGTCTTCGGCCTGAAGGTACTTTGAAGGGAACATCTGCGATAGCTTCATTGGTGAACTCCGAGAACATGTGTGTGGGTGGTCAGGCGGTCGTGTCGAGATTCCGGCCGATGGCGCAGGCCTCGCCGGCGTATGCGTGAGATGGGGAATGGGCGGCGCGGTCATGCTCCGCGAGGAGCATGCTCATCGCCGGCGTCAGAACGCCCTGGCCCTCGAACTGCTGGAGCCAGAGCAATGCTCTCCGCAGGTCGCTTGCAGCGGGCCGGCCGTTGACGCCGTTCAGCACGCGGCAGAGGGCCGTATCAGTCGGGGGCGAGTTGGGATCGTCCATCCGCCCAAGAATGACGCTGAGACGTCCCAGACCGCGGCGGACGGGAGCGGTGAAGCGTGTGGAACTCACATCGCACCTCCCATCATCCGCTCGACCTGCCGGCGCTCAAGGCACCGTTGACAGAAGCGACCATGAGCGTGAGCGAGGGCGGAGAAGAGATCGCCGCACCCCTCGCACCCCCGATGCTCGACGCGGAAGTCTCCGCCAGGCCCCGTGATGACCAGCGGCGGATCGGCACCCGTGACCGCGAGAGTGGTTTCGGCGACGCCAGTGGAAAGTGCACCAGCACGACCGCAGTGACGAGGGCCAGCCTCGGCGAACCCACCCGCGGCTTGAATGGCATTGGTGAGCCGCTCACGAACACCGCCTTCCAGGCTCCGCATCTGCTCCGGCGTCATGCCGGTGCTGCCCAGTTCTGATTCGATTGCCGCGAGAACCCGAAGCTTCTCCGCCAAGAGCGCTCGCTCTCGAATGATCGCGTCAATGACGGCCATCCGCGGCGTTTCGCCGTGGCCGTGGATGAGCCAGACGGTGTGAGACATCTGGCACGCCTGCGTCGGATCAATGCTCGCGTGCCAGGAGAGGCGATCATCGTGGCGCAGATGGGGTTCGATCTTGCCGGTAGCGACCTGGCCGATGGTGACGGCCTTGATTTTGGGCAGGTCCAGGGGATCGGGTTTGGCGTCGATGATCTTGATCACGCGACACCCCCAGTCGCCTTGGCGATGGCGGCGTTGCACGCCGTGATGAGAGCGTCGTACCGCTTCAACAGTGCCTGGTCATCCGCGTCATGCACAACGCCGCCAACATGAGCGGCAGAGAACACCAGGTCGCGTTGCAACACCAGGCCATCAAGCGCCTCGCGGCAAACGGTGAGTAGTTCCGGCGCGGCCGCGATCAGCCGGCAGTTGGCCTTCCGCTCTTCGCGGCTGACATCATCAGGCCCGCACGAATCGGGGCCGACAGAAATCTGCCCGCCGATGACGACAGAGCCGTCGTACTCCAGGCTCCAGGGGCCAGCGGTGTGACGGGCGGGACCAGATTCAGAGGACGGGACGGGACGCTTCGGATCGACCTTCATGGCCAGCTCCACCGGTCCTGATCCCGAGCAGATACTCGAGGAGGTTCAGAATCCGGTCAGTCTGGTCGCTTGTCAGCCGGAGGGGGAAGGTCGAATAGGGCCGTGGGTTCAATTCCCCACGGCTCCATTCAACTTCCGCCTCTTGGGCGGAGCAAGCGACCTTCACATCCTGTCGAAGGCGACCATCGCGGCGGTTGACGCCAAAGTGTTCAGGTTCAGCGGTGGCTTGGCGATGGTCGCTGTCGTCGGGATGTGGAGGTGCTTTTGACGCCACGCTGGGGGAACCCTGAACGCCCACATCTTCGGCAGGCTGGAGCGCCGAAGTCAAGTCATTGTGTGGATTTTTCTTCATGAACGGCGATTCACGGCCTGGGTCGGCCCTTTCCCGCTTGAGAAACCCGTTCAAGCGAGGCATCAACGCCGCTACGTCGCGGAGTTGCTCGACCTTGGCCCGGTCGTACAGGCTGAGCGTCGTTTGGAGATTCTCATGCCGAGCAAAGTGGTGGAGGTTCCGCACGTCCGCCCCGGCACCCGCCCTCTCGCTGATCGCCGTCTTGCGGAAGCGGTGCCACTCGCCCTTTTTTCCACCGTCGCTTGAACGCTTGATTCCCGCAGACTCCATGTCTGAACGCAGCGTGTGAGCAGATGGAGCCTTGGGGAACAACCGTTCCCCAGGGCTGTACTTCTTCCACGCCCGAAGCACCGCCACAGCCTCGGTGCAGAGCGGGAGCATGTCCTGACGCTGGGCTTTGTCGACGGTGACCACCATCGTCGCGGCCTGTAGGTCGATGTCGCTCCAGAGTTGCAGAGTGGCCTCTTTCTTCCGTAGGCCAGTCAGCGTTAGGAACGCATAGAACGTGCTGGCGAGCGGGCCATTCTTCGACCGCCGCTTGTCCGAACTGGCCTCTCGGGCTTCGGCCGCGTCGATGAGCTTGCGGACCTCGCCGACTTCGAACGGCGCCCACTGTCGGCGTCGATCGCGGCGACCGTTGGCAACCTTGACGCCGGTGAAGGGATTGGCCTCGAGCTTGCCCATGCTGATGGCGAACTGGCAGAACTCGCGGGCCTGGCTCGCCTTGTTCTGCGCCGTCTTGCGGGCCTTCTTGCCGAGGATCGACTGGACCCACTTCATCGCGGAAGGGAGCGTCCACCCATTCTTATTGGCCCACTTCGACCACTCCTCCGCCGCCGTCTTGCTCCGCGAAACGTGCTCATCCGAGTAGGCCTGTTGAAGCTTGAGGTATCGCCCCCAATCGTTGATGAGTTTGGTGACGATCTTCGGGGAGATTGCGTCCTTGACGGGAGAGGCAGAAGCGTCCTTGCTCACTGCGGGAGTGCAGAGAGTCATAGGCCCGATTGTTTCAGCCGCCGGCGTCAGACGCAAGACAAACTGTGCGAGAACCCTGCCGGAACCGGGTTCCTGGACGCTGATTTCAAGCGCCGGGAGCATCGGCGGTGCTAGAACGGGATTGTCCGCTGGAAGGAGCATGGGCGGGAGTTGCCGGGCGGCCATGCCCTGCCTGCGATCCGTCGCCCACGTTGTATCCGACTTCCGCGACCGAACTGCACGTCTCATCGTCGTTATGTGCCAGGCTGGCACACGCGGCGATGCCGGTAAATAACAAACTTCCCTACGAGTGGCGTGAACGTCGATCCCATCGCCCTCGCCACCCTCCGTGAAATGCAGCGCCGCCGGATGAGCATCAGCGACCTCTCCGAGCGCACCGGCGTAGACCGCTCAGTCCTGGGCCGTTGGCTCGGTGGGGTGCGGACCATCCGGGTCCGGGACGCGGCAAAAGTCATGGTGGCACTGGGCTTGGAGGTCGTCGCCGAAAGGGAACACCGTGCCCAAGCGCCCACCGACCCACCAGCACATCGCACCAAGCCTCCGTAGCCTCGCCACACCCATCACCGAACTCTCCGCCGACCCCGCCAACGCCCGCCTCCACGATGAGCGGAGCCTGGAGGCGATCAAGGCGTCGCTTCGGCGGTTCGGCCAGCAGAAGCCCGTTGTGGTCGATGGTGCCGGAGTTGTCATCGCCGGGAACGGCACGCTGGAAGCCGCTCGCGGCTTGGGGTGGTCGCATGTCGCGGCGATCCGCTCGGACCTGGCGGGCGTCGACCGCACCGCGTACGCGATCGCTGACAACCGAACCGCCGAGCTCTCCCGGTGGGATGACGATGCTCTCCGCCAGGTTCTGGGCACGCTCCCAGGCGATGCCGCAGAGGCGGCGGGATGGAGCGTCCAGGAACTCGAGGGCCTTCTGGCGACCGGCGAGGATGAGCCTGTGGTCGAGCAGCCGACGCCAGAACCGCTCCCCGCGGCCGTGACCCGGCCCGGCGACATGTGGGAGATGGGACGGCACCGGCTGCTGTGCGGTGATTCCACCGATGCGAGCGATGTTGACCGGCTCATGGAGACACACCGGGCCGCGCTGATCGCCACTGACCCGCCGTACCTGGTAGATTACACGGGCGTCCGCGTTGGCGACCGCGGCAAAGACTGGTCAGCATCCTACCGGGAGATCGACGTTGACGATGCGGCTTCGTTCTTCAAGTCGGTGTTTGCCAACGTGGTCCGTGTGATGGCCCACAGCGCCGCGATCTACTGCTGGCACGCCCACAAGCGGGTCGTCGAGATCATCGAGGCCTGGCGTGAGCTCGGCATCCTCGACCACCAGCAGATCATCTGGGTCAAGCCCGTGCCCGTGTTCGGGTCGGTGTACTGGCACTTCAGGCATGAACCGTGCCTGATGGGGTGGCTCCAAGGCAACAAGCCGCCCCATGATGGCCGGCACGATCATGGGTCGGTGTGGGTCGCCGGCGGGAATGAGATTCCGCTGGAGCAACTCAGCAAGGCCCAACTGATCCGGCTGCTCAAGGCCGCCTCATCGGCATGGGAGGTCGATTGGGAGGGCAAGTCCAGACCCATCGGCAACGAGCATCCCACCCAAAAGCCCGTCGAGCTCTTCGCCAGACCGATCCGCAAGCACACCCGCCCAGGCGACGTCTGTTACGAGCCGTTCAGCGGGTCAGGCTCGCAGTTGATCGCCGCGGAACAACTCGGGCGGTGCTGCTTCGGGATGGAACTCGAGCCGGTGTTCGTGGATGTTGCCGTTCGGCGATGGCAGAACGCGACGGGCCAACCCGCTAGGCTGATCGGCGATGGTCGTACCTGGGTGGAGATCGCCCAGGACCGCGGCGTCTCGACGGAGCCAGCACCACCATGCCCACCCGCCCCAAGCACCCCTGCAACCATGCCGGCTGCCCCGCATTGACCGAGCGCCGATACTGCGAGGCCCATGCGCCAACACACGCCAAGGCCGAGGCCTGGAGAACGACCACAGGATCATCCACGTCGAGGGGCTATGGAGCGGCCTGGCGTCGCCTGCGGAAGATGGTGCTGGCCCGCGACCCCGTGTGCGTGAGTTGCCATCGCCGGCCTTCGGAGCACGTCGACCACATCAGGTCCAAGGCCAGCGGTGGCGATGATGCCCTCGACAACCTGCGTGGCCTATGTGAGCCCTGTCACAACCGCAAGACGGCGCAGGACGGGCACAGCCGCAAGGCGCTCAAGCGCCTGTCGAACACGATCAGGCGGGCTGGTAAGCCTCGACCGTGACGGATGTGACGGCGGAGTAGGTGACCTGCACCTTACCCGCGCCGTCGTTGAACGCGGGCGGAACAGGGCCGATGATGCGGCTCTGACCGTTGGGTACCGCGACGACCTGGTTGGCGAGGGTCATGGCTGGGAACGTCCCATCGCCGGGCCGCGTGGGGTTGGGGCCGACGGCGAGTGTCACGTTGATCGATGAGCCTCCGCCGTTGTTGACGCGGATGAGCACGTTGCCGCGAGGGTTGAGCACGGCGTCACCGCCACCTGACGCGGATACGCCTGACGGATTGGTACCGGCGAGCGCCGGGACAACGGGAGTGATGTCGGCCATGAGCAGAGCCTCCAAGCGGCTTCCACGGGCCGCGACGACCAGACTAGACGTGGGATAGCACGCGGGCCAGCGACGCCGCAGGCGGGCTCCCAC